GTGGCGGCCAGAGCGTTGCCGGCCACGTCGCGGATACCGGCCACGACGACCACGTGGTACTTGGTGGAGTTGGCCAGGTCGCTGGTCGGGTTGAACACGGCCTGGGTGCCGTCGGCCGACAGCGTGACCGCACCGGCGACGACCGTACCGGCGTCGTCGTGAACGATGATCGTCCGCGTGTTCACGTCAGACGAACGCACGGCCTCGCTGAACGTCACCGTGATGTTGGCCGCTATGGCCACATCGGTGGCGGCGTCAGCAGGCGACACGGACGAAACGGTGGGCGCCACGGCGTCGGTATCGTCGTCCGCGAACTTGAACAGCTTGTAGCCGTCCGCGCTGTCCTGGTCCACCAGGCAGTCGCAGTCCAGCTTGTAGTTCTGCTGATCGCGGCCCAGCTTCAGTTCGCTGCCAGGCTGGATCACGATACGGCGCACGTGCAGGATCTTCTTGGCGCCATCCATCACCCAACCGCGAACGTACGCGGTCTTGGGCGTGATCGCGCCGCCGCCGCCGTCGCTGACAAGCTCGGTACCATCGACCGTGGCACCCAGCGCCAGCGCGATGTTGGCAAGGGTGATTTCCTCGCCAACAATGGATAGCTTGGCCTCGGGGTCGAACTCCACGGCTTCCATCTTCGCGCCGTGGTACTTGCTGGACGTGGCGTACTCCACAGACGACTGCTTGGAGAACACCACTTCTTTGACGCTGCCAAGATCAACGCAGGCGCCTTCTGCCGCGCCCTCGGCGCCGATCTTGACCGACTCGACAGGCGCAATAACGTAGTTCGTCGGCATGTCCTAGTCACACCCCTTTCTAGTTCGTTGTCTCGGCGATGGTAACAAGCAGCTTCACGCCTGCGCCCATCAGGTACGTTGTATCCGTCGCCTTCTTGAACGGCGGGCTTGCCGTCCATTCAACGGGTCGGATCTCCCAACTGTGGTCCGGTGCATACCGGTTTAGGAACAGACGCACGAGCGACGCCAACCACGCGTTGCGCCGCTTGCGTAGCTCGTCTGTGTCCATGTCTCTGTCGGTGACGAACACCCACAGTTCCACGGGTCCCGAAACCACGGCGTTGGTGATGCTGGCTATCTTCCCCGACGGTTCGGTGACACTCCCGTAGGGGAACGCCTCTGTGGCGGCGTCGTCGTCTATCACGTCGCCCAGGTTCGGCAGCGTCAGGCCCTGTTCGGCGGCCACGACCGCGGCCACCGCGTCGAACTCGTCAGCCATAATCTGCTTCACCAGCGCCGGCACAGCGTTAGGTGCATCGAACATCTAGCATCACCCCCTTACCGTGCCGATGCTGCCGCCACTCCACATATAGCCCAGGTCGCGGGCCATGTAGCCTATCGCGCGGCCGAAATACTGCGCTTCTTGGGCCGCTGAAATGTCGATTGGGCGCCGCTGTGGCATCCTCTTGGTGCCCGTCTGATGCCAGTGCGCGTACGGCATCGCAGAACCCAGCGCAAGCATCATCGGTTCGGCCTCATAGATCGTGGCACCGCTGGTCCCCGTCAGAGACTCCATCAGCTGTCCGGTGAACTGCAGCACTGGCTTGGCGCCCACCTTGCTGCGCTTCCATGCCGCGTACGCTGGCGACAGTGGCGCCCATGATCCCCGCCGGCCGGCGCCGCCTTCAGTGGCGAACTGCTCCAACTCGGCGCTGAAAAAGGCATCTTGGAACGCCGGCCAGAACGGGCGCAGGTCCTGCACGGCGTCGATCATGCGGGATATGCCAAGGTCCACCTGGCGTTCGCCCTCTAGCTCGACGGTGAACCGCTGTATGCCGGCCATGGTCGCTACCCCTTACCACCGTGCGATGCCAGGTCGTCGGAGATCGACCGCGGGAACGCCGATGTTCCGGTGGTGATGATCCCTGCCGTTGATGCAGCCGCGCCGTTGGTGGCCGCGGTGCTGCCTGGCAGCGGTGTTTGTCCGCTCAAGATCCCGTCCAGCGTTTCCTTCGCTTCACGGCGCCACGTGGCCGCGCTCTCTACCTTGGCCGCGTCGGGCTGCCGCCCCATCACGATGCGTTCGATGATGGTTGCGGCCACCTGCAGTTCCACGATCTCGTCCAGCACGCCCTTGGCCGTCGCCGGCGTCGTGACCGGCGTCGTGTAGCCGGCCGCGGCCAGCTTCATGTCCAAGCGCGTTGACTGCGACTGCAGCATGGTGGCAACGTCGTTGATCGTGAACGGCTTGCTTGTCTCGGTGAACTGGGACACGACGATGTAGCCCTGCACGCCGGCCACACTGCCGTACGTGCTCTGTGTAGATGGGGTCAGGTCAGGCATTAGATCGTCACCACCTTGTCAGTGCTGGCGGCACCGTCCGGACCATCCCAGCTGAACCGCACCGTGTATGTGGCACCAGGCGGCACGGGCAGGTCGTATTCGCCGTCCCCGTCGCTCGTGGTGTTGTACTTGGCCACGCCGTCGATGATCGCCGACACGGTGACGCCGGCTGTCACGACGCCCGAAACCTCGGTGACGCCGAGTGCCACGCCGCTGTCGTCCAGGGTTGACTGCGTGATCGACACCCAGCCGGCTACTGTGCCGCCTGCAGCGCCGAGAATCTCGGCCAGTTGCTCGTCCAGGTTGGCAAGCAGCATGCCCAGGGCGTCGCGGATAGCCTGGGCGTCCACGCTGGCGGTGGCGTTCGCGTCCACCGTACCATCGGTGAACGTCAGCTGGTCGGTCTTGGCCTGCACCGCGGATACGCCGGCATTGTCCGGTGCCGTGTAGCTCGTCGATGCCAGCCGCGACGATATGTCGGCGTCTATGCGTGCCAGTTCGGTTGCCAGGTTCGTGCGTACAGCCGAAGCGATTGCGACCGCTGACAGATCACCAGCGGTCCAGTCGGAACTGATCTTGTCGGCGATGGCCTGCAGCAGCGCCGTAGCGTCGCCCTCGTTCAGCAAGGCCGCCTCTATGGCCGCCGTCAGTGTCGCCTGGTATGCGCCCGTGAGCGTCATAGCCGCGCCGGCTGCAAGGTCGTTCAGGTCGCTGACCAGCTTCAGGTCCACAACATCGGACCAGATGACCTCTTCGCCAGCCACGGTGCCGACCGTGGCAGCTATGCGCAGATCGGCGCAGTACGCTGCCGCTGCGTCCGGAAGCGTCACCACGGCTTTGTACACGGCCGTGGTGATGTTCGTTACGGTTACGGTCGCGCTGTCCGCCACACCATCGACGTACAGCGTACCGGTAGGCAGGCTGTCGGCATCGGCAGCCGCACCAGTGGTGGGATCGCAGGTAGTGAACAGCTTAGTGATCGTCTGCAGAACTGCTGCGCTCATGCTGCGCCCCTTATGATCGCACGGGAATTGATGATGCCGCTGCCGATGACAGGATGCACGATGCCGCCGCCCTCTGTGTACTCGACGGTGAGTTCGGGAGGGTCAAAGGACGATGAGTCGAATGATGCGATAACCCGTAGATTGTCTGTCGAAGTGCGGTCGTCAAAGTCCTCCCAGAATAGTGATAGCGCGTTTCCCGACTCCCACCCTGGCCTATCAATCACCTCTTGTATGACTGACGCAATCTCAGGTGATGTCCTTGTGATAGCTGTGGGCCACGATGGGATAACCCACGATACGCGAGCTGTCGTGTGCGCTGAAAATAGCGCGTCGAACTCCGCTGCGGTCGCGGGCCATGTCGGAGCATCGTCGGCATCAAGGGCAGACAAGTAACTATACGCAGTTCCAGTGCCAACGAGGTTTGCCCCTGTGCCTGTCAATACAGCGGACACTATGGAGTCACCATGATTGATAGTGATACCAGTGAATCTTACCCCAGAGCCGTATTGCTTGTATGATGAAGAATAGCGACCAGCAAAAATGTTCTGGTCGGTGTTACCGTAATAATCGCCTGTCAGTCGCCGCCCTACATCATCGGCACCTGACCCGACGCTAATGGCAAGCGTCGTCACGATACCACCGCCCCTACGGGTACCGCTGAGAAGTCCAGCGTGTACATGCCGTTAGCAAGTGTGTGCGGAACCTCGATAAACTCCATCTGCTCCATGTCACCATAGCTCTCGCCACCACGCAGCAGCGCAGCAGCGTCACCAGGCAACGTCCATCCTGGGTCGTCGCACGGCTCGGCTGTCTTGGTGTAGTGGAGCGCGATACCTTCGGGCATCAGGTACACGTCGAGGTCTACGCCCGTCCATAGTCCTGCGAAGTGGATGTTGTTGCCGCTGTACGTCGGGTCTGGAGATTTCTTATAGTTGCCGAGCGGAACAAGCGTCACGGGTACGCTCATGCCTTCGAGCAGCAGCGTGATGGCTCGCGTGCCACCGTTCACGATTATCTGCCCAGGGAACTCGCCCGTCGTCAGCTCATCCGGCGTGCCATGCCACGTCGTGTCCGTATCGACGTACTGCCCATCCTTGAGATGATGCGCGATGGCCCCACCGACGACTAGGCGCTGTACCCCGCCGCCGATGTCGTAGGTCTTGGAGCGCGGTGTGCGCTTGGCGATGATCTCTTCCATGGTGCTACCCCTCGTCGGGCGTGTCCCCGCCGGCTACGCGCACGCTGCGCGCGTACGCGGCAAACACGTTGCATTCTTCAGTCTCGGTGTTGTACGACGGGCAGCCGTGGTACTCGCCACCGGCCAGATAGCCGATGGCCTTGGCCTCGACAACGCCCGATCCGTCGCCCTCGTCCTCGACGGTCACGAGCGCGACAGCGGCAGGCAACGCAAGCACGGCGGCCTTGACCTCGGCGGCGGTGCTGGTGATCGCGCCGGCGCCATCGGTGGCAAGCGACACGGTTATGGCCACACCGTCTACCGACACGGCCAGTTCCTGACTCACGTCGGACGGGTCGATGTGGATAACCGATATGCTGTTGCCGGCCTGGCCGTAGTCTTTGGCCTCATAGGTCAGGTCCGCGTTGGCGTTGGTCATATCGACCGTCAGCGACGCCTTGGCCTGGCCGTACTGGCGCACGGCGCTGCAGGTCATGGCGGCGTCGCCGCCAGCCGAAAACGGGCAGTTGTAGTTCGGTGCGGACATGCCGCCCACCATCCTTTCCAAGTCATAGAGAAACGCCAGCACAAGGCACGGCAGCCTAATGCCGCGGTGCCCTGTGGTGGCGGTTCCGGTCAGGAACCGCTCTTGGGTTACTCGCCTTCGATCTCGGCGACGATACGCGCGATGATCGAATCACGGTCGCCCGTCACGTCGGGGTATGTGGTGTCCCCGTCTTCGTACTCGCCAAGGTCCACGCCGTGTTCGTCGGCGAACGCGGCCAGGTCCTCGTCAGACATGGCGGCCAGCTCGTCCGCGAACGCGACAGGTGCCGGCGGAACGTCGGCGGCCGCGGTGATCGCTTCGCGCATGGCGTTGGCAGATCCCGTCCGCTTCACGTACTCTTTGCGGTCCTTCTCTGCCTCGGGCGCGTCGGCCCACAGGCCGCGCTTCTGTCCGATGGCCAGCAGTTCCAGCTTGGACAGACCGGCCAGCGGGTCAGTGCCTTCGATGGCGTCAGCGGTCGCCCGCAGATCGTCGGCGACCTTGGCGGGATCGGTGACGACCAGCATTGGATCGGCCGCTATGGCCGCCAACTGCTCGTCGGTCAGGTCGTACGTGTCGCCGGCGGTCGTGAACTGCAGACCGGCGCGCCGCATGGCACCCAACGGGTGTCTGCGAGACACGGCAACATGCTTGCGTGTGATCTTCGGCATTTGGGTAGCGCCCCCCTTTCAGGTGCACAGAGTGAGTGGGACGGGCGCCAGCGCCGGCGCCCACCCATCAGTTGCCTGGGTCAGTCCCTACGGGAACTGGCCATAGATGGCCTGGGGCCAGCCAGGTACAACATCGTACCGGCCGTCCACGCCATAGTAGAACTCCTTGCGCATGAACAGCGTTGCGTCGCTGGGATCGTCGGCTGCGACGAACTCAGGCGCCTTGCGGTTGATACGCACAAGCGGCTTGACGCTCAGGCTTGTGTCAGCCATGAACCACTTGCTACCGGTGATGTACGGAAGCATGAGCACCTTCAGGCCACGGAGCACGTTCGGCTCACTGTTGGCCACGGTGGAATCGGGCTTATACGCAGAACCGGTGATTTCCTCGGCGGTGTCCGCCAGGTCGGGACCGACCACAAGGTGGCCAGGGTTGACGCCCAGGTAGCGGCCCTTCTCGTCCGCGAACTTGCGCATGGCAAGGCGCGTCGCCTTGGCGTTGGCGTACGTCAGCGAGCTTGTGCCCTTGTTGCTGAACGCTGCCATGCCGGCAACCGCGGGATGATCGGTGTCGCACAGGTACTGGCCGTCATAGCACAGGGTGCTGTTGGCGGCGTTCAGAACGTCACACGCGAGGGACAGCGGGTGGCTGGCGGCCTCGCGGGCAAGGTCCTGGATCTTCGGCTTGTAGATGTTCAGCCGGTCGTCCTCGATGTCGTTGCGCAGGACCTTGATAGACGCCTCAAAGTCACGCGGGCGGACGCTGAACGACTCAGCGGCCAGATCGGCCGGCTGGCGGTCGCCGATCCACTCACGCATACGCGGGACGGCACCGATCCACGCAAGGTCTTCCTCACGGGTCTGGCTGTCGATGGTCTGCACGAGCATTCCAAGTGCGGTCTGCTCGGCCTGGAACGACTCGAACGAATCCACGTAGGTTGCGCGAAAGTTCGTGAAGATGCCGCCCAGGGTGCTGGCGTTGACAAGCATGTGATGCACCCCCTTTCAGGGTGTAGGACGGTTAACAGTACCCGTCGATGGCTACGCGTACTTCAGTCGCGGAAACGACCTCGACGACACGGCCGCACTTGATATCGGCCGTGGTCGTGGCGGCAAGCGCCACGGTCTGGCTGTCCACGATGCAGACCTCGGCCTGGCGCCACGTGGCGTCGGCGGACGCGCACACCATGGAGTAGACGCCCTTGCGGCGCAGTTCCATGTGCGCGTCGTCGGCCACCACATGGTCGTTGGCGATGCCGGCAAAGTGCTTGCCCGACGCATCGGTGGCCGGCTCGGCCTTGCCGGTGGTGTCGTCGGTGTTCACCAACGTACCGCCGTAGATGGTCGTGCTGGCCTTCGGTACCGCGGAAACCAACATGCCATCGCTGTACTTCGGGTCGCGGTCGGCTGCAGCTGCAGTCATTTCGTGCACCCCCTTTCAGGGTGTAGTGTCTTCGGCTCTGACGTGACCACCGCAGTGGCGCTACGCGTCGCCCTTGTGGGCCTTGACGGCCTCGGGATCGTTGCCCATCTGCCGCGCTACCTCGGATTCCGCCTCGGACAGCTCGACGGTCTGCGCCGGCTGCGTGATCGTCGCACCTTCGCCACTCGGGGTGACGGGTACGTGATCGTACGCGGCGGCGGCAGCGATCACGGCCTGCGCCATGGTGCTGTCCTGTCCCTCGGACAGCGACACGATGCCGTCAGCGTCGGCGTCAGCGATGGCCGACAGCGCAGCGCGCATCGGCTCGGGCATACCCTTGGCACTCGCTGCATCCAGCGCAGCATCGACACCCTTACGCTGCTCGTCAGCCTCGGCCTTGGCCGCTGCCTCAAGAGCGGTACGGGTTTCCTCGGGCATGTCCTCGGACAGCATGATGATCTGCCCATGCAGTCTGATCTTATCGCCCATTTCCAGTTTCACCCCCTTTGCGGTGGTCGCGCCCATGATCTGCTTCGCCTTGGCCATGGCGGTGTCGTGCAGCGCCTGCATGGCGCGCACGCCCGCCTTGCCCTTGGCCATGCCACGCAACTGCGTGAACAGCTTGCCAAGAGCGGCCAGAATGGCCTCTGCGTCTTCGCCCTCTGCGTCGGCCAGGGTCGCCGTGAGATCCACGACGGCACTTGATAGGCCATCATCGGGCAGTATGGCTGCCGGCGCGTTCGTGCCGGCCGTAGGATCGGTGATCGGTTCGGTGTCCGTGGCGTTGCCTTCGGCGCGCGCCTTGGCCCTGCGCTCGTTCTCCTGGGCTACCGCGGTGCGCATGCCCATGAGGATGCCGGCCGGCAGGTCGGCGCACAGCTCGGAGATCCCGCGCACCAGGTCATCACCGGTCGCACCGTCGCCAACCAGCGCGCGCACCTTGTCCTGCAGCACGTCGGTGGCTTCGTACATGCCAGACATGACGGGCCACTGCACCTGATCGGCCTTGCGGCGCTTCATGCGCTCCGCCATGGCGTCGGTGATCTCGCCCAGGGCCAGGGCGTCGCCACCATCGCGGTTCCCGCCCTCGGGGATCTCGGCACCCTCGGTGTACCATTCGGACAGCGCGGCGAACTCCACCACGTCCACCGGCTGCAGCGCCGGTATGGCTTTCGCCAGGATCGACCGTACGCCGGCGATGATGCCGGCGGGTTCGGCAAGTGAGATCTCAGGCAGCATCTTCATCACCGGCTTGTTGGTCGGTGTGACACTGCGCAGCACGGTGTAATCCTTGCCGGTTTCCTCGTCGTGGTACGGCGCGAACAGGGCCGACACGTAGCGGTACTGCTTGTCGGCCAACATGGATTCGCCAAGGCTCGTCCATTCAACGTCGGCAATCAGGCCAGGGATCGGATCGCCGGTGACGGCGTGGGGGAACTCCCCGATGTGCAGCCCGACTATCCAGCCGGCTGCCTTGTCCTCTGCGTGCTTGCCGTCGTCAACGAACGGGATCACCTTGCCAACGCGCTTGTCGAAGTTCTCCACAAGCGTTTCGGCCAGCTCGTGCGAGATCGTCAGACGCTTGGGCAGGTGCGCATGCGCCGACGTGTCGAACGTGCCAATGGGCAGGATCGGCACCGACGACACGGTGCCAGCTGTGCCGGCATCCTCTGCCAGCTGCATGTTTGTGAACCAATCCACAGTTTCCACCGCCTTTTCCACAGTCTCCCTGACTGCATATAAATGGATCCCCGCGTGCATATTCCTGCATACGTTACGCTGTAACGCGTAGCGGTATCACCCCGCGCACGTGCCTGATCGACGCACGAAAAACACCGCCCGTGACCTGGGCGAATGTCGCCTAAGACACTTTCGGGCGGTGCGGTGTCTGTTCATACCTGCGTTCCGGAATAGGCCCCGTGAGCCTCTGTAGTCGATTCTCTGACCTAGTTGTACCGGTACGCCGTCCTGTCCGACATGGCATCGTTTCTGCATACGGGTAACGGCCTGCGCTCGTCGGTCGCCCTTTCTCACTGGTCGTTCAGCAGGGTAGACCATCAGCGGTGGAGATCGCCGGCGCAACCAAAGCGGCGACTGGCAAGCAAGACGCGTGGTGCGGCTCGGAGCACCAACAAGGCGCCGGCGCGGATACCCGACTAGACGGGCGCAGGCCGACCACTACACTGGAAGACCAAAGAGCGCACGCACCTTACCTCGCATGGTCAGCTCTGGCACGCTGAAGCACACACTCGTGTGTCTCCGCGTTGCCTTGTCCCACCGATAGTGCGCGGCACAGTGCCCCCGACGCTTCTTGCAGAAACGACACTGGCGGAATACCCGCGCGCCCGCATGGGTGGTTCCCATCGGTGCACCACCCTTCGTCGTAGTCAGGGCAGGCTTCTTGATCGTCTGGCGTGCGCATCGCTACGCCTTCGCAGGCGTGAACTGCACCCCGTTGTCGCCAGGGTATGGCTTGGTGTGGTCGTTCTTTCCGTTCCAGATCACCAGCGGTATGCCGTCCGGAAACGCTGTGCAGGTGCGTTCGATACCGGACGACACCAGGTTGTTGCAGAACGAGCACACGGCGCTGTAGGGTGCTACGTTCAGTTCTCGGTCGTCTATCACGCGTTCCATGTCCGCACCCCTACCAGTCCGCGGCCAGTGTTCCGGTGCGCTCATACCGGAACCCTAGATCATCTGCAGCATTCGTCCAAAGCACATGGCCGTGACTCAGGTTTGCTTCCCAAACCTCAATGTCGCCCTTGGCGATGGCGACCTGCATCTGCACGCGCGTGTTCAGCTCGTGTTTGTACACGGCTTCTTTTAGCGCCCGCAAATCGGGGAACGCTTCGCGCCATGTCTTCCCTTCTGGCGGCAACATCGTGTAGTCGTAACCGCTTGCGCCTATGACGCGAATCTCGGCTAGGTTGTACTGCCAGGCGCTGTACACGTCCTGTTGACTGAACGATGTACCACCAGGGTGGTTATGGATCATCAGCCGCCCGTTGCGCAGTCGTTCCAGGTGCTCAGGCGCCACCGATACCGAATCGGCCGTGCGCCTCTGTGGTAGGTCTATTAGATTGCCGGCGTCGTCCCAGGCGTGTACTTCTTCGATCTTCTTGCCGCGTATCCGATTGGCAACCTTGGCCACTTTCTTGTTCAACTCGGCATCGGTCAGGCGCTGCGTTGTAGGCTTGGCCGGTGGGATCTCCGGAACAACCGGCTGGTTGCCGCTCCACCCTTCGGGTATGTAGCTGCCCTGGTCTAGATCCCTCTTGAATATCAGGATCTCGAAGCATCGGCACTCATTGCCGTAGCGGGCGCCCAGGCAATCCTGATTCGGCGCCTTGCCGAACTGCTCCCGCGGGTACTCGGTGCCGTCCATGCGTTGGCAGTTCTCGCACACGTTGCCGTCAAGGATGGCCGTGTAGTGGACGCTTGCCACGTCCTGTTCCACTTCGTTGAACGCCAGCAGGCGACCGACGCCCACAGACTCACGGCCGGCGGTACGGGCCGCCGCAACGAGCGTGCGCGTGCCGGCCAGGATCGCCCCAGCCAGTGCGCTTCCGTCGTCCGCGGCCACCGCAGCGTCCACAAGCTGCCTGGTGGCGGAATCGGCCAGCTGTGTGCCGGTCGCTATGGCTCGTGTCGCGGCATCAACCACAGCCTGCACGATAGCCTGTGACACCCTGGACGCAAGCACGTTGGCCTTGGCTGCCAGGTACGCCTTCGCCTTTGCAGGGTCTTGCCGTGCGCCTGCCAGCTGTACGCCCACCTGGGCGCGGTGCTGGTCCAGTATCTGGCGCCGGCCGGCGTCCACCGCCTTGGCCATTTCCTTGCGCATGACGTTGGCCAGCTGCGCCGTGTATGACGCGGCAAGCGTGTTCAGCGCCTGCATGTCGCCCGTTTTGACGACCTCGCGGGCCTCGTCCACGAGCTGTTCGGCCATCTTCCGGACGACGGGCGCGGCTGCCTCGGCTATGCCGATCTCGGCCGCGTCCATGTCGGCCTGCACGCGCTCCACGTCGCCATACGCCTTTTCGATCTCGGACAGCGCACGCCAGAACGGCTGCACGGGCATGGCATCCAGGGCCGTGGTGCACCGGTCCAGCAGTGCCTGCCGGTCGGCCAGGGCCGCGGTATGTTCGCATGCGCGGCACATGTTAGATGAACTCCCCTGTGGCAAGAATGCACGATGTAGTGAGCGTCACCGCGCCGTCGCTGTCTGCCTCGGCATACGTGCAGTGCGCCACGCCGTCGTCGTCCACCGTTACCTCGTCCAGCGTGACCGAAAACACGCCAAACCCGTTCACAATCATGGGCGTTGGAAGTAGCGGGCCGTGTTCGTCCCTCTGGCACATGGCTGCCCCCTATCCCTCGGCGGCCATGGCCAGGCGCAGATCGTGCGCCAGTTCTCGGATCTCCACAGCAGCGGCTTTCCAGTCGATCCCTGACAGCATGGCGTCGCCGCCACCGCCCTGGGTATCGTCGTCCGCGTCCTGGTCGGGCGCCGCGCTTTCGTCATCTTCCAGCGGCACACCCAGCAGGTCGGCTATCTTGACCACCGAAATGCCGGCGTTGCCGCTTTGCATGGCGACCTTCAGCAGTTCGCCAAGGTACGCGCGCATGTCGTCACTGAAGCGCGATACGGTCAGCGTCGGCACCGGTGCGTCGGGTCCGAACGTATACCGGACGATACGCGGCACAAGCTGGTTCTGCACGGCTTCCACAACGTCGCCCAGCAGACCGTCCAACATCATCATGTACGCTTCCGCGTGGGTCTGTGACAGCGCCAGGCTGCCCGTGTCCTGCGTCTGCGTGAAGAACGTGTCAGGGACCAGCAGGCCGCGCAGAATCCACGTGTTGTGGGCGTTCAGCGCCTCAAGGTACATCTGCGACCGCTGCGAATCCTCGATGAAACGCACGTCCCACTTGGGTTCGCCCTCGGGTGACGACGGCACCCACATGGCCACGTCGTCGGTCGTGATGCCTGATGCCAGGGCGCGGGCCTTTTCCCAGTTCGGCGTCTGATCGGTTTCATCAGTGCCGGCGGGATACTCTACCAGCGTCGGCGGGATCGCGCGGCGCTCCATGTAGCGCATGAACATGTCCCACAGCATCTGCTGGCGGTACCACGGTTCGTATGCCGCAATGAGCGCCGACGTGCCGAACATGTTGCCGTACTCCATGTCCAGCCCAAAGTGAAACGCCTTCTCAGCCTCTAGGGTCGCTCCGGACGGCTTCAGCAGTTTGTATCCGGTGAACTGTTCCAGGCCGTCTACCTCGATTGCCTGCACGTTGTCAGGTGAAAGGTCCTTCAGCTTGGAGATCACCCAGCCGTCCACCAGCTGGTCCATACCCCTGTCGCCATCGACCAGGTGTATACCTTCGCGGCGTTCCCATACCACTTCGTGCGGCGCGAACCCGCGCGCACTGCCGGTCTTGCCACAGTTGCGCATGAGCGTGCGCCAGATCCCTGACAGGACCACGCGCACGTACTCAGCCATCACTGGGTCGGGGCCTTCGACGGCCGGCGTTGTACCCATGAGCGGCATATACCGCAGCTTCAGGCCGGCGTGCACCTGGAAATGGCGCTGCATCTTGATGAACGTCGCCGCGCCTATGCGCTCGGGGTTGTATGTCCCGATACGCGCCGCGGTGTTGCCAAAGTCCGTGATATTGTTCGCCCCACGCAGGGCCACTTCACCGGTGGGGATCTTCACACCCTTGCCGGTCGCCGCACCCACCGATCCTTCGGAAAGGTACGTGGGCTTGCGCATACCCGCGCGACTCTGCTTTGGCATGTCCTGCACCACCTATCTGCGCCTGCTGATCGTCCCCGTGCTGCCCTGCTTGGGCACGCGGTCGGGAACCGGTGTCTGTCGTTTCTGCCCGCCACTGCCGGCGGTCCCGCCGGTTGTACCGAACACCAGGCGGTTGTGTGCGCCGCTGGCGCTGTCCACCTGGTCGTCGTGAATGTCGGGGTTGGGGAACTGCTCCAACTCGTTGAACCAATCGCGGTTCCATGGACCACGCACGACGTACACGTGGCCGTTCTTCGCCGCGGCGCTGAACGGTTCGGCGCGCTGCGCCTTGTTGCCCGTCACCCTGTGCCCATAGACCGTGTAGCCGGCCAGGACGTTGCGCTGGTAGTGCGAAATGCTGTCCTTGCCGCTGCTGCCTGGTTCCTGCTCGATCCAGATTGTGGGCCGCAGGTATTCGGTTGATCGCGCCTGCGTCGAAATGGCGTCCTCTGTGTCTGCAGGATTCTTGCGGAATCGGAGCACCAGCAGCACATAGAACCGGCCCAGGGCGTCCATGCCCATGAGTGTAAGCACGGTCCAGTCAGGGTTCCGGTTGGCCTTGGTGGCCTCGGTGGCCGCACGATCCACGTACAGCACTATGCGCACGAGCGCCGGCACCTGCGACTGGTCGATCATGTGGAACCACTTGCGGTCGAACATGTCACCTTTGGGCACCACGTCCCAGTTACCACGCAGCAGCTGTTCCCGCGTCACGGGGTCAAGTGCCGACAGCTTGCGCAGGTATTCGGCCTTGTCTATGGACGGGTTATCTTGGATCAACGACGGTATGAACCGCATCGAACGGTCAACCATCACCCCGTCTATCAACTCGGTTTCCACGTGTGTGACGTTCGGTGGTGCCGGCAGGATGAACCGACCGCGCACCCACTCGTGACCGACGCCGCCAGGGTTGGACGACGACCGGACGCGTACGGGGATCTTCGATCCCTCTAGGCGCCTGACACGCGACAGCAGGTAGGTGTACTGGGTTTCGGTGAAGCTCGTCAGTTCCTCAAAGCCCACGTATTGGTATTCACCTGACTGGTAATCGTGCTTGTCGTTCTCGTACTGCATGGCGCCGAACATCAGAACGGCGCCGCTGGGAAACGTCCAGGTGTGCCTGTTTTCGTTCCACTTGGCGCCACGTTCGCGCCAGCCGGCTTCAGCAGCCCAGGTGTGTGACCTTGGTATCAGGCCGCTTGCCTGTGTCAGCTCGGGGAACGTACGGCGCAATAGCAAGGCTGCATAGCCTGGAACGTCCACGAACTGTAGCGCGTCCATGAGCATGGCATCTGACTTGCCGCCGCCGGCCGCGCCGCCGAACATCACTTCGTCTTCGATGGTGCCCAGGAACAGCGCCTGTTTGGCGTGCGGTCTAGGTACCGTTGGCCTTCTTGGATCTCTCGGGACCCAGCCCGCTGCGTCCAGCGCCTCTGCCGCCGTCAGCGCCCGCACTATCTCGTCCTGCAAGGAATGCTGAAAGCTCGTCGGCGATGTGTTCCCGATACTCGAATGTGTCTGTGTGCTCATGTTGGATCGGACCCCCACCTGCGCCGGTTATCTCGATCACGCCGGCGCGGCGGTACTTGGGGTTGTTGGCTTCCAGCATCCGTTCCAGCAGCTTGTCGCTGTACTCAAGGATGGTGGCGATCTTGCCGCTGTCTGCTGGGTTTCCGGTGATCTCGGACAGCCTGATGATACGGCCGCCGGCCATAAGCGGCTTCACAACACCTTCATACGCCCGCCGCCGCGCCTCGGCTTCCAGGGTGTCAGCTGCCTGCCCTCGGGCGTACTCCCAGTCTGTTGCGAACTGTGGGTCAGCTTCTGCCCATTCGTACGGTGTCTGACGCCTCTTGATGCCTGCTTCAGCACAGGCCAGTGCGACGATGCCCAGCCGGCCGAACGCCTCTAGGAATCGTGCCTTTTGCTTGGCAACGCGTTCTGCACGGTGATCTGCCGGCGTCGGGATCGCCAGCGGGTCCAGAATGGCGCGTGTCTGCTTCTTGGTCCGATCCCGCGCGGCCTTACGCTGGCAGGAATCGGAACAGTACTTGCCGCGCTTGCGGGCCTTCTTGCGGCACCCGTCGCGCGCGCACACGCGATTGTCCGAACCTTCCTGTGGTGTATGGTCAGCCATTGCGACCACCTGTAGTGTAACGGCACGCTGTGCCGAATGAATGACAAAACCGCAGGCCAGGTGCGGTGGTGGGGCCTACGGTTTCGGGGGTTCGGAATGGATCACCTCGTGGGGAATCCACCCACGATAGGGTCATAGTGCGCCCTTTCTCCAAGGATTGTCAACAGGGAAACCACTACATGGTGTTGGTGTCGGGTAGCATCATGCCACCTGTTGGGGTCGTGTCCTTGCGCCAGTTGCCGTACGGTGCCACTACCTCGTGCCCATCATCGAAGCGCACAAGCACGTTGCGCGGACCTGGCCCGACACCCTGGCCGATCTTCGTACCTATCTTGCCGTACAGCGGGTGTGAATGGTCGCGGTTCACGTATCGCAGGCGCGTGGTCACAGCTCATACCGCCTGCGCGGCCGGCCGCCAATGGCGCCCCACACACGATGCATGATGCACCGGCGCACATACAGGCGCGCCTGTGTGTCGTCCAGGTGCTCGGCAAGCATCCTGCCAAGACCGTTGCCGCACTTGCGGCTTGGTGCGTCGCGCCGGCCCATGTCTGACCAATGGCAGTCGGGGCAACGCCAGTGGTTGCGGTAGTACAGGCCCAGTTCCTTGACCTTGGCGGTTGCTTCCGGTTTCCACAGCATGCGCAGCATGTGGCGTGTCTCAATGTCGGGGTTCGGCTGTGGTTCACGTTCAACGACCATGTACCCATCGTGCACCGTTATGACGCCCACCCACTCTGGCAGGTGCTGCAGGCAGTGGTCCGTGAACTTGGGCGCCACGGCGTACGTCAGAAGCTCACACCGCAGCCGGTACTGGTCGAACTGCCACTGGAAGCGGCCGTCTGTAACGCGGTCGGTGGCGGCTTTGATCTCGTACCCACGCAGGCTGCGCTCGTCCACCACCAGTAGGTCAATCACGCGGGCACCGGTCTGGAACTCTGGGTAGGCCACGCCAGATTCGCCGGCCATCAGCATGTCGCAGATCTCGTGGGCGGTAGGATCACTCACGACACACCCACAGCCGGCGCGTCTGTCTCGATACAGGCCCACCAGTCTGCGTTCTCGTCCCACTTGAAGTGCAGGCGCTTGTCCTCTGCCTTGCCGTGGCATCCGGTGGTCCCGTCGCCGCACAGGCGTATGGTCGGGCCGTGCAGGCCCCCGTCTGCCCTGGGCACTATGTGGTGTTCGGTCAGTGGCTGCAGGATCGTTGCCGGCGCACCGCAGATAGGGCACCACAGACGGAACAGCACGCTGGGCTTGTCCATCAGTGCTTGCCGGTGCAGGTTCACGCCAGCATCCGTTCCGCTGCCAGGCACACGTCCATGGACAGTTCGTAGGGAATCACGGCCCGTTCGGTGGCGTTCGCTTTCCCCTGTGTGCCGAACCGTGACCCACGGTAGCCCGCTTCGTGACACGGCGTGCCATCCGGAAGCGGTCTGTACGGTGTCGATGGCCACTCCCCGCCGGCGCCTTGTTCCATGTGCCGGCCCTCTGCGTCAACGACGGCCACACGCGACGCCTTACACCGTGGCCGCGGCTCCCATCCTTCGGGGAACACGCCCCAAAGGTCGGTCGGCTTCTTGGCAACGTTGCCGTACTGACACTGATCGATCGTGACTCGCGGTATCCCGCGCATGAACGGCATCTGACGCAGTAGCGCCTGCCAGGGCGTTGATGCTCGTCGGCTCGTGTATCCACCTTTCCCCGCCGGCGCGCAGCAGTGGTTTCCCACAATCCGCACACGTAGCGGTACAGGTGAACTGGAACCGCACGGCTGCCATACTGAACCCCTCACAGGGTGGTCCGGCCAACACACCGTCATAGGGTCCCTTGGCTATGATCTCGTCCCACACCGCGCGATCCCGTATGTCTCCGGTGATCGTGCAGCCGAACTGTGGGCCTATGTCGGTGGTGACAACATCGTGTCCGCGCTCAATGAACGCAGCACCAAACCCACCTTCGCCGGTGAACGCGTCAAGTATCCGCATCAGTCCCCGTCCTTCTCGCGCGGTGTGAACATGTCCTGCTGTCCGAACGCACACGGCTGGCACGGCGTCGCACTGTCTGCCAGCACGCAGTCCCTGCAATCGCCGCTCGGTATGCCAGGCTTGCGCGGTTCCCACATGTCGCCCTCTTGCGGCATGTCGGGGAACAGCTGCGCGGCCAGCTCGGACTGTGGTATGGCCTTCTCAATGTCAGCCAGTACCTCGTCACCGCCGCGTCCGCCGTACACGATCATGCGTACAGCCAGCATCTGTTCGGGGTCGTTGCGGACACGCCGCGCGCAGGATCGGAACTCTACCTGGGTGACTTTCTTACGTGGCATCGCTCGACACCCCCAGGAACTGCATGCGCGCCAGGGGATCGCGCCAGAAATCGCCGCGCAGCTGGCCTGGGACCTCGGCGGGCGGCATTTCGTCGTACTTGCCTTCCATGACCTCGATCACTTCTGCACGTGACGCCGACAGGTCGTGGCCTTCGCCGCTATGCAGGCCGACGATGGAAACCGTGTGCGCCATGACGCGTTCCAGCACCGCCACGGGGTCGCCGGTCAGCTCCATGTCAATGACCATGCCGCACATACACCACCAGCCGAACCGATATGTTTCCGCCATCAGTCCACCGCCTGTATATCGTCGCCGTCTTCCAGGTCGTCAACGTCGCCATACCGCAGGCGGTTCAGCTCGTTGGGATCGGTAATCAGGATCTGCCGCGGTATGGTCCCCACAGCAGGCCCGACGATCCCCAGGCGTTCCAGCGCGTCCAGCAGCACGCCTGCGCGGGCAAATCCTACCTTCAGCCGGCGCTGCAGCAGTGACGCCGACGCCAGGCCGCTGGTTATCGTCACGTCCGCGGCTTCCCACAGCAGCGGGTCGTCGCCGGCAACGCTTGCACTGACGCCTGGTCCGATCTCGCCAGCGTTCACGCGCGCCGCGGCCTCGTGCAACACGTCGTCAAGGCCGCCGCCGGTCCTCGGGCGCTCGGGCGGCAGTGGCGGCGTCGGACGAACACCCAGTGGCGGCGCGTCCATGGATTCCACCGCCGCTTCATGGTTGCCCTCGGCAGTCAGCTTGAAAAAGTCCATCAGCGTGGCGCCCGCGCGTTCATACTCGGCTTCTGCGTCTGCCAGTGCCTTGGCCTTGCGTTCGCGCTTGTCGCCGGCCGACTGCACCCATGCCTGCAGACGGCGCAGGACGTTGCGGGCGCGGTCGTTTCCGCTGATCTCGAACAGCTGCAGCTGTCGGTCCATCGCCTGGTCCAGCGGCTGTACTTCGCCGCCGCAGCTCTTGCAGCGCCCGTTCGGCGCTTCGGTGTCGAACGTCCCGCAGTCCAGACAGACAAACAGTGTTGCATCCACTGGTGGCCCTTTCTACTCGTCGCCGTCAGGTATGGCGGCTTCCGGATCGCACATGCTCGTGCACAGCTTGCTCAGGTCGATAGGTGGCGGGTATGAACACGGCGCCGGCGTTCCGAACTCGCAGCCGTCCGTGTCGCCCGTAACCTCTATTGCGTACAGGTGCGCGGACAGGCCGGCCAGGTTCACCACGTCTGCCAGGTGGCGCATAAGGCCCTCTGGTGTCACCCTGACAAGATCCTGGGCGCGATACTCGCTGCTGAACGCGATTGCGTTGTCCTGCATGCGGTCGGCACAACCGCCCACCGTCGCACCGTCCATGGTCCTGCCTTCGCGGTCGAACTCAGCCATGCGCTGTTCGGCAAGCACCAACAAGTGCACCATGAATGGCCGCACCGACACCTGCACCCGCTCGTCGGTGTTCACCATAGTGTCGGCCGGCACCTTGTGCCCGCAGCCCATGTGAGCGACGCACACGGCGCCGTCGCGGTAGAACGCGCAGTATTCCTTGCCGTACTCGTCACCCTCTTTGGTGTAGTTCGTACACCGATAATTCACCTGTGAACCCCTTTCGCTCATAGGAAACGGCCGCCAAGCAGGCCGCCAAGGAACGCGGCCAGCAGCACAGCGGCTGCAAAGTTCGGTCCTCGCGCATCCAACGTGTAGTCGATCACCGAAAGCACCAGCAGCACGCATACGATGCCGACAAGCACGCCAAACACGATACCGTTCACCGCCGAACCCCCTTTCGTCCGTGCTTGTTGCGCTTCCGGTTGTTGGTGCTTGGAGTGCTCCACCGCGTCGTCCATCCAGCGTCCCAGTGGCTCGGGCTGTTGCGGCGGGATCGCTCGATAGCCTTCACACAGCGACGCCAGTACGCTTCGTCCAGGCACCATCCGTAGATCTCTTGGGCGTCGATGGCGTGTGTTAGGTCTATGCGCATCGACGCGAACCCAGGACCGCGCAACCACACCACCGTCATGTCGTCAGTGTTCATGCCCAGGTCGATTGATAGCCCTTCGATAATGGCGCGCAGAAGGTGTAGGCGTTCGCGTCGCCATGCTTTTTCGCGCCGCACCGCCGGCGAATCCCAGCGGCTCACGACTCCGCCGCCTCGGGTTGACCAAACGGGAACACGCCCGTGGTGCCCCCGTCGGGATCGGTGACGATCACTGGACCGCGAAACAGACCGTATGCGCACCAGTCGCACTGACCGTCGTCGAGGAACCGGTGCAAACACTCTTGCGCCGCCACGGTCGGGTCCCACTCGTGCATATCGTCGCCACGGTCCTTTGCTGCCTCGTAGAACTCGCGCACGCTGTGCGTTTCGTGGCACATCGGACACACGAACGTGACGTGCTGTAGGTGCTCCTGGTCGCGGCCGCCGGCTATGTCGAACAGTCGCGCCTGCCATTCGTCTACCGTGTACGCCGTGCGGTCTTCCAGTGCGGTTTCTGGAATGTTCACCGTGACACCATCCCGTCTTCAATCACGACACCGGCCGCGCCTGTCTCGTCCACGCGCTCGATCCACACCTGGAAATCGTGGGCTGTCGCCATGTCGGCTATCATGGCCATGTTCTCGCTGTCCAGCAGGCTGCCGTCGGTGATCCGGACCACGCGCAGTTCGGGGTTCATCGCCATGGCAAGCGCCAGCGATACGCGCAGGCGTTCGGCGCCTGATGCCTGGTTGAACGGCTGGCCCTGGTACGTGACGCCCTCGGCATCGAACCCCAGCCCGTCCAGCGGGAAATGCGCGCCGGCCAGGCCGTCGGCCTTCTGCTGGTCTATGGCCTCGATCTGCGCCGTAAGCTCGTCGTACTGCGCTTCCAGTTCACCGAAGCGGGCGCGGGCGCTGCGCCACGCTGCCGCTTCACGCACCAGCTTGTTGCTTGCTTCGATGGACGCCAACTTGGCCTTGAACGGTTCCAGGTCGGGATCTTCGCCGAGTGCGAACACGGAAGCGTCGGCGCGCTTCTTGCGGTCCTTCGCCGCTGCCAGCGCCTGTTCCAGTCGTTCGACCTCTGCCGCTGCCGCCTGCTGCTCGGTGCGCGCCCTGTCGTTGGCCGACAGCACGGCCATGGCCGCTTCGTACTCTGCCATGACGGCCGATGCCGATTCCTCGGTGTCGGGTATGGTGTCGAACGCGGTCACGCCGTCAGACGCCAGGCCGCCCATGGACTCATACGCGCCCTTGGCGCGCTGTACGTCTTGGTGCAGCAGCCGGCGCGTGTCATAGATCGCCTGGCGCTTGGCGTCCAGGGCCACGGGATCGAACGGCAGTTCAACCAGGCCAAGCAGCATTTCGACCTGCTGACGCGCCGGCGCGTTGGCGAACTCCAAGGGATCGAACGACAGCGCGCCCACAAGCTCGTCCAGCATCTGTTGCGGGCGCTTCTGTGGTACGCCGTCTGGCGTGGTGACAGTCAGCGTGGTTGTTCCGGACTCGTCCCATGAGCGCGTCACCACGAGCGTGCCAAGGTCCAGACGCACGTCTGCCTTGTCTTCGCCTTCGCGCACAGGGTTGGGCGTGACCTTGGCCGCGGCTTTCCACTGCAAGGCCATCCAGATCGAATCAAGTACGCTGGTCTTGCCCTGGGCGTTGCGGCCGGCAACGACCTGCACCGGCCCGTCGGGCGTGATGTGCACGGCGCGCAGCCGTTTGATGTTCTCGGCGCGCAGCTCTACGATCTTCATTCCGAACCCCCGTTCGTTTCAATGGGCACCACCACGTGCCCGTTACATTTCAGTGTACCGTTACTTGCTGGGTGCTGGCAATACTCCCATTCGCTCGGCTTTCGCCACGATCTGGCGTACCTCGCGCGAGATCCCGCCGACGGCCTGCGCTTGCGAACTCGGGCGCCCAGGCACCGCCGGCGCATCGTCTTGCACCGCCGGCAGCTTTCCGTCCGTACGATCCCTGGACTGGTCCAAGCGGTCTGCCAGCTCAGAGACAATCGGCGGTATGCGGTCCAGCATCCTGCATGCCCTGCGCAGTGCGCCGGCGGCGTGTCGGTTCCCAGGTTCCTTGCTCGACGGCTTGCCGCTTGCCACCTTCACGTCGTCTGCTCGGTAGTTGTCGCGCTGCGCCACCATCTGTTCCAGTTCCGCCATCGCCTGCGCTGCCGCCATGAGCGACGCGCGCGCCCTTCGATCTGCCAGTGGAACGCGCAGCACGAACGTATCTGGATCGGTGATCTTGTCGTCGTGTGGTTGTGCCGGTGGCTGGTACCTCATGCCTACCCCCTGTCTGGAATCGCCCACTCGTCTGCAAGCTCGATCCTGAAAGGTCCGCGAAAACGTGCTGTGAAAACAGGGTCATGGTACTGATGCATAAGCCGCCCACCGACCACCAAAGTGCCCGCAGGCTCACGGTCCATGGAAAGGTCCATGGCCTTGATTGTTCCGGATACGGTGATGATAGGCGCATCGCGCGTCCCGCCGACATGGAACACCAGCTGGTAGTCAGGATCTTCTGGAACCGCTTGCATGGCCGCCTCGGCTTCCAGTGGTGTGACTCTAAGCAGCGCGGCCATCATGCATGCCAGACTGCCGCCTACAAACTCGCGCCGATCCATCACTCACACCCCACGATCTGTCGCAGCACGGCCAGTTCCACGTCCTCGGGAAGCGTCCACAGCATCTGCCGTCCGGACACCGGCACAGGTTTGCGCAGCGGCTTCACCTGGTCCAAGATCCACCCGAACCGCCCAGGGCCAAGGTCGCCCATGGCCTGTTCCCGCGCCATGACGGTGGGTAGATATTCGTCGCTGTACTCGTGGCCCAACCGCCATTCCAGATCCTCTGCCGGCACGCAGTCGATCACGCGAGCGACCGCTACGACCGCGCCGAAAGGAACGTGCAGCGGGTTGGTACGGTGATCGGTGAACGCGTCCAGTATCCGACCTTGCATAACGTCGGCATTCTGCACGTATCGCTGGTCCGCGCCGGCATGGATCGCCAGCAGTCCGCGGTGGTTCGTCTTCCAGCTGCGTGTCTCCACACGCTTTGCAGACCAGGCAATCAGCTGCGCATAGGGCTGGTAGAGTGTCACGGCCCGCAACATCAGAACAACCCCATTGGCGTGGTGTACTGCTCGTGCATGCCGCCACCGAACTGCCACGCATGGTCGGTGTGGTAGGTGCGGGCGATGCTTCCAAGCTGTGACGGCCACTGCAGCACTTCG